ATGTCGCCTTCAAGTATCTGCTTTGCATAGGCTCCACCATCATTGAGGTAGTGAGCGAGCATCCGCAGCTCGATGCCGGACAAATCCGATCCCACAAGGCTAAAGCCTGGGGGAACAGTGAACAGCTCTCGACATGTTTTGCCGAAAGGCTGAGTAGCCCGTGGCACCTGTCCTAAGTTAGGGAACCGGTGCGCGGCGCGTCCCGACACAGTGCCACTAGGCACAATCTGGTGTCGTAAGCGTCCATCAGTGTTGACGAGTTTCATCCAGGCATTGCGCCCTTCTGCGAGCTGGCCCAGGCGTTTCTGTAGTAGAAACATCCGCGACAGCTTCTGTGCTTCTGGGTAGTTGAGACCGCCTAAGACATTCTCATCAATCTGAGCGTGTCCATTGCCGGTCAACAGCTTTGGCTTCCAATCGTACTTGTGCTTAAGGCACCTTTCGATGTGGCGGCGGCTGTTGTAGTTAAACTCAACTACTGTAACCTTTTCAGTAGGGACACCCTTCTCGTATCCGTACTTGCTGTTGTTTGCCTTTGGGATAAACGGAGTGCGTATCTCCCACGGCTCGAACAGGTCGTGCAGCTCGGCTTCAATCTTTGAACGCTCAGCAGCTAACTCAGCATACAACTCGGATGCTTTGTCGCGATTAAATGTCCATCCATTGTTGCCTATTCTAAAGCACAGCTCAGCAGCTTGATGCTCCAGGTCGATGCTTTCCTGTGACCAGTTATCGGTGTCTAGGTGCTCGAGTAGGCGATGGTTCAAGGCGACATCCTGGCGGCAGTACTTCTGCATATCGGGTGACCAGGCTTTCCAGTCACCACCGTCAAAGTCGTCTTTGTGATCGCCGAGGCGTATACCCCAGGCTTTCAAAGAGTGGGAACCATAGAGCCGCTTAGGCATCTCATCTGGATCGCGCCAGTTGCGCTCCCAATCTTCATTCTTTAGATCGCCGTGTAAAAGGTGAGATAACACGAGCGTGTCGGTTACCTTAGCCTTCGGGTTGAAGTCTCGGTAAACCTTCTTGATCGCTGGGATATCAAACCCGATTATGTTGTGACCAATGATTTCGTCAGCAGCCTCGATCTCAGCGATACCACGCTCAATCTCTTTAGGGCCATAGCCCCACTGCTCACCGGTGTCGGCGTTTAATAGTTCGATGCAATGGAGCTTTGTTAGCTGAGGTAATAAACCATCAGTCTCAACGTCAAAGACTAAGCGCAGCACGACCGACCGCTCCAGTCTCAGACAATAAGGTAATTAGTAATAAGATTGCGGCAATCGCGTTCAACACCAATAGTGAACGATCGTGCCATAACCAGCCGACTACAAACCAAGCGATCGTACCATTAAGGGTAAACAGAATGTCGAGGCCTGGCATAAACTCAGAGGCGCGTAAAACTAATCCACCGAGCAGCATAAAGGTGCCAGCCCATTTGATATACCAATCAAGTGTGTGCGTTGGGGTAATCTTTCTTTTCATGTTCATACAAGCTCCTTGTTTTAATTGTCGTAGTAAACGAGCTCGCCACGCTCATTGATTATGAGAACCCGAGAAGCGTTGTGCTTCTTCTTGTAATAAGAGATGTCTTTTTTACTGAGGCTCTTTAGGCCTGGCTTAAGCCGCCAGACCACATGGTTTAAATAGACAGTGTCGTTGTCTTTCGGGGCCACATGGTTACTCCCTGTGCGCTGATCAGAAGGGTGATTGTTCGCTCTTCAATCGGCCTGTGTCTTGATCATAGACAAGCGTATCCGCTGGGCCGGTCTGACCCGTAAAGCGGTTCTTAAGAACGAATAGGTGACGGACATTGCTGTGCGGATCCTCAGGGTCAACCTGAAGCGACAGACATATGTCACTAAGCTGGGCAATCGCATGACTGCCCCTTAGCTGCCCTAACCTAACCTTGGCACCATCTTCATGGCCTCGGTCACCCTCGGGGCGGCGCAAGTGCGACACCAGGATCAAGCCAATATCGATCTCTTGCACCAGTGTACGCAGCTTGGTCATTGCCATATCAATGAGCTTGCGCTCATCGCCGGTTGCTAACCCTGACACCAAGATCGAGATATGATCCAAGATGACATAATCAACATCCAGAGCCTTCGCCATGAAGCGTATGCGGTTACAGACGAGATCGACATCGGTCGAGCCGAAGTGATCGTACAAATAGACAGGCCGGTCGGAACTACCGAACAGCTCGTCAAATGCCCCCTCGACTTCCTCAGTCGAAGCGGCCTCTGGATCCACAGTCAGGTTTTTACTGAGGTGGATGCCAATAAGATTTCTTAGTGTGCGCTGGTTACTCTCTTCCAGCATGATGAGGCCAATGCGTTGACCCTTTGAATGCAAGTGCATTGCGACCTCACTACACAAGGTCGTCTTGCCAATCCCTGATCCAGCCGTGACTGTCACCAGCTCACCTCGGCGTATGCCTTTGGTAATCTCATTCAGTCGAGGGAATGGGTAAACAATGTCGCTTTGCACTTCCGGCTTGGTGACCAGCTCACGCAAATCACTTGCCGACACAATACCGTCGGGTCTGTATTCCCTGGCTTGCCATACAGCATTGATTATCGCGCCACCCTCGCCCTTTAAGAGGCATTCGTTAGCGTCTTTGAGCGGCAACCTAGCAATCTTGGCCTTGCCCACAGGGAGCATCTCTGCCACTTCTTGGGCTGCTTTCTGACCGGCTTCATCCATGTCAAACATCAGGATGACTTCCTCAAAACCGTTGAGGTAATCCCAATTGTCTTTGATTGACCGGCGAGCTCCTGCCGCGCCCTGGGGGAGCGACACTGTAGGCCACTTATGATCCTGTAGCTGACTGACTGTCATGCAGTCGATCTCGCCTTCAGTGATTACGATCTTCTTGCCTCGAGACCACAAATGCTGACCAAAGAAGGTCATGCGTTTAGCGGTACCGAGTACAGTAAAGTCTTTATCTTTCGTGCGTACCTTCTGAGCGACGATCGCGCCGGAAGTATCTCGATAGTTAGCTGCCCAGGCTTGCTGGCCTCGGTAGTCAACAGTGCGGTACCCAAACTTACGAGCGGTCTCTTGCGTCAAGCCGCGAGAGCGAACCCCAAGGTATTCGCCTTGCAATAAATCGCTGGCTTCCTTTGGGCGAGGCTTCGGAGCCGAAGGACCTTCACCATTCATCTCATGAGGCTGAACTGTTTTATCACAGCTATAGCAATGCGTATGTCCGTCACTATAAACCGTCATTGCATCGCTGCTCATGCAATCGTCTGCAGTGCAAGCTGTCTTGTACAAAGCGTGACTCGGCTCCTTGTCAAAGAAGTCGTCGCCAGTATCTGGAACCATGATTGTATTCATTGTGAGATGTCTCCTTGATCTCGGGTGAAAAGGTGGAGGTCACGGGGCGGCTTGGGGGAGGTAAAGCCACCCCGCTCTCCTTGAGCAGTGGGCCCTGTGGAAGCACACTGCTGCGGCCCAGTGGTCACATGTCTGGAGACTGACCGCCTGGGCTTAACCAATCGACTGGGATTAGTTTGTCTGCGTAAGTGAAGCCGTGCTTCTCACACCAGGCGGCGTAAGTAGTTGGGCTTCCCTTGTAGAGTTTTGATTTAGAGGAACTAAAGACAAATCGAATATCGATGTCAGGGCACTGCTCTTTGATCAGAAGATGTTTCTGTCGATCACCTACCGAGAAGATGCCCTTTGTCTCTACATAAAACGTGTGGTCTCCGATGCACACTTTAAAGTCTGGTGTGTAGCGAGCGTCACGAGCTGGATATGTGAAGTTGATTTTGTCAGTCTCATAAACGACCGGTAAACCATGTACTTCTATCTGCTGCGCGACCCTCTCTTCTAGTCCAGACCTGAACCTGTTAACGACAGGTTTAGTCGAGATAGCTAGCTTCACCGAAGCTGTCATCCGCTGCTGGTGTTGTTACACCGGCTGAAGCAAAGTTAGTGTCTTGGGCGACAAAGCCGCCTTCAACGCGATCAAAGCTAGATCCCTCCATGTTGTCCGACGAGGTCAAGGCCTCAACGATTTGGACAGCCATGATTTGACAGGTGATGCCATAATTAGTCGCGCTGACATTGTAAGGGTAAAGCTTCACACGAAGTGCTAGGCGGCTACCGCCAAACAGCTCTGGTAATGAAGCCTTGGGTATTGGCTGGCCCTGGCTGTCGAAGAACTTTGGCTCGTATTTAGTCGCAGTCTTCAAGTCGATTTCGCCAGTGTCTACGTCAGTCGTAAAGCCAAGCTTTGCTTCAGAGGCCTTGTCGCCAAACTCAGCCACTGCAGTATCTTGCAGAGCCTTGATGAGCGGCTTGGCTTCCTCAGGATCGATAAGAAGCTGGGTCTTGTATTTCTCTTGACCAAACTTAGTGTCTGGCTTGTTTAGCCAAACATACTTAGCTCTGCCAATGGGTGTCGTAAGAACTTGATAGGTGCTCTTGGTCATGCCTAGATATCTCCTTATTTACATCTAGTGGGGGGTGATGGTCGAAATTGACCAGTGAAAGACCGAGCTCGTCTAAGGCGACAAGCAGGTCAAGAGGGAGCGGCTCACCTCTATTGAGATGAAGCCGTGCGCGGTTAAGCACTCGCTCGCGTGGATGCATAGCGGTAGCCTTATTATTGTTTAAGGTTTGGGGTGACTATTATGAGGATACGGTTCGAGAAGATTATCTCTATAGGGTGGACATAATGTAAAACTAAGAGAAACAGTACTTACTTTGTAAAACTAAACTGACATCTAAATTGCCTCTTTGCGGTAACTCAGGTGCTGTTGCTGTCTCACTTAAATTGGACATGACCTGCTTCAGTAGGTTTTGATACAAGTCGTTACCCAGATACATTTCTACAAAGGCTTCACGAATAGCCTCATACATACCCTGGAGCTGAGCCGGTGTTGTGGCGAAGCTGTCGTGTATGAGCATGAAGTCTTTAATACGTTTCTCCGAGAAGCACTTAGTGACAGTTTTAATCAGATGCGCTGAGTCCAGACTGTGGATCACATTTGGGCTGATCGCTGCCTTGCTTTTACGCTTATCGACAGTGCCTCTTTTGTTGTTTCTCAATGTGATCTGAGTACGGCGTTGCACCGAGGCCTCGCGATCATGCAGGTAGACCTTAATCTTCTTTATCTCGCGTTTTGGGTAATACTGACCAGCAGGGAAGCCGACCGGTGTGAACCAAGTCATGTGACGACCGTCTTGTGCTGCAATGTCTGCGAGCTGCTGAAAGAACTGCATTCCTTCGGCGGCACTACTGATAACTGTCGTCACGGCATTCCAATTGTGCCTCGCTAGGAACGAAGCGGCTTTGGTGCCTCTGTCCTCTCCAAAGGGGTGCTCACTCAATTCGCCTTTCAAAAGCTTATCGCTCAGTGGGTTCATTAGGTCTTCAATGAGCTGCTCTTGGAACCCGAACTGCTTGCTTGAGTATCCGTAGGTCATCACGTTGCGCTTTACCACGCTGCGATCAACACCGAACTCTAACCATTGGTTAGCCTCTTCGCTCTCGCCTTCATCGTGAATGTTCTTAAGCACCTGATCTGCAACACGCTGGTAAATGTCCATCGGGTGCGGCCCTGGAACCAAGTTAACTAGCTCCGCATCTGCTTCGTTTAGGCCTAGCGCAGAGAAATGCTGGACACCGGAGTTAGTCCCATCTAGCGCAGTCGGTAGACCGCATATGTAGCCTGGACCAATCTCAATGTAGCGGGAGTACTCCAGCACCGCAGCAAGGAATTGAAAAGGCTTGTCTGCGCCTGACCACAAATCAATGTTAGCTTTCCAGTCGCTAGCAATTGTCATCAAGGTATCGTGGTTGTCGTCTACCCACTGCACCCTATCATCGAAGCTGCTTTTGCTGATCTTTTCAAAGTCCCCTACGTTTGCCAGGTGTATCTTCAGCCAGTAAGCACCCTTATGAGTAATGGGGCGATCATTGGCTAAAAGGAATAACGATTTAATGTGATCGTCACGGTGAGGGCTGAAGTTGGGTATGGGATAGACACGACCACGAAAGTCAAAGTTACTTGGAAGATAAAACTCGTCGTAAGTAGACATCTCTTTTGCGGTACGCATATCCTGAGCCATAACAGCTCTGTGTCCGTCTATTTCACGGTTCTTTGCTATG